TCTGGCCATTCGCAAGCGCAAGGCAGATTACAATCCTGCGCAACCGCTGAAGGGTGTGATTAAGCCGGTAAAGGTGAAAAACCATGCGCGCATTACCCGCCCCGCGCGTTTGGCTGAGTTGGTGCGCGCGATTGATGTTTATCACGGCACTTGGCAGGTAGCGCTGGCGATGAAGTTTTTGTCGCTGACGTTTGTCCGGCAGAAGGAGTTGCGGTCAATGACTTGGGATGATGTCGATGTTGACCGCAAGATGTGGGTTATCCCCGCAGAGAAAATCAAGATGTCCCGCGATCATATTGTGCCGCTGTCTCGGCAAGCGGTTGAGGTTTTGATGGATGTGCGGCGTTTGGGCGGCGAGAAGGGTTTGGTTTTTCCCGGTCTCCGTCCAGGCAGGCCGATAAGTGAAGGGACGATTGTTACTGCGCTGCGCTCAATGGGTTTTACCCAGGACGAGATGTGTGGCCACGGTTTCCGTGGCACGGCTTCCACTCTGCTAAATGAAATGGGTTATGACCATAAGCATATTGATATGCAGCTCGCCCATTGGGATAGCCGCAGCGTTTCTTCCGCTTACAATCATGCGCTTTATCTCAAACAACGGACAGAGCTCATGCAGGCATGGGCTGATTATCTTGATGAGTTGCGCGCAGGTTCTTGATAGCATCATCAAGTTCTTTTTGTAGCACTTCCGGCAGCTCCGGCGCTGGGTATGGATGTCCTGCTGCACGGATGACCCATGCGTCAACCACCGGCTCAAGCCAAAAGCTGCGGCTGCCGATTTTTCTGCCTGTCGGCACCTGCCCGTTGGCCACCATTTGGTCAAAGGTGCGCAAGCTCAAACCGGCACGCGCGGCAAATTCTTTGCGTGATATGTTTCTTATCATGTTCTCTCCTTTGTAAATCTCTCGGATTCAGGGGATTTGATTTCTTGCCCATGTAGCGGGCATCCCGCCGTTATCCAAAATCCCAGTTCTTCTCCTCCCATGATTCCCCTGCCGTGGGCGTTATCCAGCACGGGGCAGGTGCAACCTCGTTCGATTGCTTCGTCGCTTCCGGGGTTCATTGCTGCTCCTTGTTTACTAACATGTTCATGACTTTTGCGCATTCAGGCACAGCTCTAATATATGTGTTCCTTTCAAATTGTGCAGTTGGGCAACCCCCTATTTCTCCCTTGCTTGAGTCATAAGAAATAATTGCGTAAATCATCCACACAAACATCCAAAATGCGGTCGCAAGAACTGCGCCAAGGAATATTTCTGCTCCTTCTAATAGGCGAATGGTCTTTATCAGAAGCTCGAAACCGCCTTCATTTTCTTGTGTAGCCGTTCTCATGTTCCTGTCTCATTTCATCGTTAATTGCATTTTCTAGTGTGTGTCTGCGTTGTTCGTTGTTGTACGTGGCGTTTTTCTTTTCATCGCTACCACTTTCCAATTTCAATAATTCGTCCAGATACCATTGCGCTTTTTGCAGGTCTTCCGCGCCGCCTTTGTCTCTGTATCGGACTTGGTATTTGATAGCGTTGCCCCTCAAATAGCCTCGGTATTCTTCTTCGCTTAGCCAGTCCTGCAATGCGGCAATCGGCTGGATTTGGTATTTGTTGTAATGGTTGCCGCCGATTTGTGGCGGGTAGTCTTTTGCTTCGTCAATCATTATCCGCTCCGTAAAATTCAGGGAGCCGCTTACGGCGGCAAGTCGGCGTCCTCACAGGCCGATACCTAACCTGCGGATGCGGCGGCGGTTGTTTCAAGCCGCAGACACTCGCCGCTTGTCTGCGTCCGCATTTGCCCCTGCGGTCGGGGGGGGGTAGGTGTGAGTTATTCCCCTTCCAGCTGCTTTACGCCCTGCTTCAGGATTTCAAGCGCGCAGTCTTTGCAGACCACAGTTTTTTCCTGATATGGGATTTGTAGCTCTACGTTGATTTGGTAGTCTTTCGTGCCGTCCATGAAATACCCGAATGTTTTGGTGATGCCGCTAAATACCTCGCTGCGTTCTATTTCCTCCCCGCATTTGTCGCAGGTGTAGGCGAGAGTGACTGTTTTCTGTATGCCCATCATTTCGCTCCTTTCGGGTAATGGCGCAGGCTGTTTGCTGCGTCCCCTTCTCTGATGGTGCCGAATTTTCCGATTAGGGCGTTTCTAGCACACCTCCAGACACCGATCTGTATAACCGGTTTTTTATCGTAGCTGTAGACGTCCCCATCGTAATCCGTCGCCACCCATTTATGGTCTGCGGGGATGCTGATGGTTTCGCCGAAGTATTCGACTTCCCGCATGGGGCGCGGTTTGAAGTTTTTGAGTTTCATGACTTCTTCTTTCATATCAAATGCCGCCTCCGTCCAGTTATCTTTCACAACTATCCATCTTTTCCAACTGGGAACAAGTGAATCAGAACCTTTGTAGTCTTTAACAAAGCGAATTTCCGGTTCTTTTTTTTTGTTCAGGAAAAAGTTCGTTCCACAGAATAGCAATAACCTTAGAATCACGCGCGGATTCTGAAATGGCGTGGGTAAGGAATGCGTCATAAGCCTGCTGTTTATTGTCGTATGCACGTATGGCATTTTTCTTAATATGACCAGCAACAAATTTAATTACGTTATGCGCAGCATCTTCGCTTTCATGCACATAAATGCTTGCTGCGAGTGCAAGCATCGCTACTGATTCAATCATCCATTCTTGGTCATGTGAACAGTAAGTAAGAGTGTTTCTCCAATCTTCACCTTCAAGCTCCACGTAATCATCTAAGTCCCAGAACGCCCCGATTTCCACATCCCACACGTTATTAATGAGGTGTGGTTTTTCTGCGTATGCCATCAGCCTGCCGTCTCTATCAACGGCTACCCAGTTGGCGTTGGAGTTGACGTGCAAAATGTTGCCGTAAAACATCACGGTCTTGTAGGGTGTTTTGAGTTTCATGTTTCCTCTCTTCAACCGTAGACGTAATGTCTACGGTTGGATTTTTTCAATGCGGTATTCGCGGCCTTCGTCCCCATCTTCGTATTCCCATTCGTCAGTAATGACGGCTTTGTGGGTGGGGGTAACGGTGAGGGTGGCGATGTAGATGCCTTCGTCTTTTTCCGGCCAGATGTTTTCCAGTGCTTCTTTGGCGATAGCCAGCGCTTCGGCTTCGCTCTCGCAGTAGTAGGTTTCTTCGATGTTCGGATCGTGGACGAGGTATTTGGCGTTTTTGGGGTCGGTCATGGGTGGCTCCTGGTTATTATTGTCTGGCATCGCATGGGCGATAACGTTCAAAGAATGGACGTAAGTCTTCTAATGGGATTTCATAATCAGACCACTTACTTTTATATTCACTAATATTGACTGTTGTCATATTGCTGATTATTTCTTGCGGGAATAAGAAACATTTTTTAATTACGTCTCCCGAATATCCGAATGCAACAATAAAATCGGCATATTTTTCTTGTTTCTTCACACTGAAACAATAACGCTGTTGCCGCGCATTTTTCCCAGCGTAATGAATGGTTGACGCTTTAATATCAATTTTTAAGCCGTATAACTCAAAGTCCCATTTGCTCTGGTAGCGAGCCTGATTCATATTGGTAGCTTCAGGAATAAGATTTGCAAAGTGTGCCTCTGATAAGGAAGCCAGTTTATCTTTTGAAGTACCGTATTTGCTTTTGTCACCAACAACAGGATGGTTATATTTCTTCAAATACCAGTACAATGTTTGCCATTTCATTCCTAATTCATCTGCCGCCACTTTTAAATTCTTATGTTTGTCATAAGCGGCTTTCATTTGCTCTACGGGAATATTCATAATTACTTCCTAAAACGGCACATCGTCGAAGTCGTCCTGCGCTGGCGGGTTGTATTGCGGCGCGTTGTTCTGTTGTGGCTGCTGATGGCCTTGCCCACCGCGTGAACTCTGGTCATCATGACCACGGTTGCCGTCGCCCCTGCTGTCGAGTAGTTGCACGCTGTCGGCAATGATTTCGGTGATGTATTTGTCCACGCCGTTGTTGTCCGTCCATTTGCGCGTTTGCAGCTTGCCCTCTACATAGAGTTTTGAGCCCTTGCGCGTGTACTGGCCGATGATTTCGGCGTTGCGGCGGTAGGCCACGACTCGGTGCCATTCGGTTTTTTCGCGTTTTTCGCCGGTGGTTTTATCCGTCCAGTTTTCCGAGGTGGCGATGGAGATGTTTGCCACCGGTTCGCCGTTGGGCATGTAGCGCACTTCGGGGTCGTTGCCGAGGTTGCCGAGGATGATTACGAGGTTTACGCCTGCCATTTATTGCTCCTGTGGTTTGATGCCTATCGCCCGCTCAAAGCCGTGGGCGAGGCAAAAGCTAATGAAGTCTTCCGCCAGTTCTCGTACTTCTTCCGCCATGCCCGGATAGGGTGTGCAGGGCAGTTCGTGGTTGTCGCGGATGTGGTGCGGTTCTCCTGCCTTTTCTTTGATTTCAAAGACGCGGTAGGTGAAGCGGGTCGCCCCAAAGGCGAGGCAGTAGATTTTCCATTGCACGCTCGCCAGGTATTTTTCGGCGTCAAAACTGGTCGTGGTTTTGTAGTCGGTGATTTCCAGCCCGTTCACTTTGTCAGCCTTGGCAACCAGTACGCTTTCGCCGTGCGAGGTTTGTACTGTGTACTCCACCTTGATTTCGTTCACGCCCTCCGTTGTCGGGATGTCGTCCACTTCTTCGGCAAGCCAGGTATGGCCGAGGTGGGTGTAGCAGGGGACGGTTTCTTCGTCCACGTCGCAATCCATGTCTGCGGCGCTGTTGCCAAAGCAGCCGGATACCACGGTGATTTCGTGTTCGCTGCCAAATTTTGCCCGCCGCTGCTCCGGCGGGGTTTCGAGGATTTCGTGCAGGGAGGTACCGCGCGTCATGGCCGGGGTGGCCGCCCGCTCGCCGCGCAGTTGGGCGGCGAGGGTGTCGTAGTCCAGCCATTCCACACCGCTCAGGTAGAGACGGTACGCTTCAAGCGTGGTGGCGCTGATGCGGGTGTTCATGCGACGCTCTCATCAGCCGTGGCGGTGTAGCCGCCTGCCGCCTTGTCGTATTGCAGGCCGAGACCGTCAGCGTGGCGCTTCAGCATCACCTTGATTTGTTTTTGGATGCCTTCGCTGGCGTCAATGTCCGTCACTTTGGCAACCAGTTCGTTCACCTGCGCGACGGTCTGCGCGGCTTCGATGTGGGCGCGCCAGTCGCTGATGAGGGCAACGGCTTTCGCCTGTGCTTCGCTTTGCTGGGTAATGGTGTCACGCGCTTGTCCGAGGACGTGGGCGAGGTATTCCGGGGCTTCGTCAAGATGCGGCACGGGGAGCGGCGGGAAGCCTGCGCTGTTTTTGCCAATCCAGCGCGGCGTCGGTGAGAAGTCAAGGATGCGCATGGCTTTGCCCTGTCCCTGTTCCATGTAGTAGTAGCCGACAAAATCTGCCATTTTCATGATTTCGTCGTAGCTGCCGCCAACGATGTCCGGGCGGATGTAGGTGCTGTCGTTTTCGGTTTTCTCTTTGCCGTGGGCAATCATGACGATGTCGCAGCCAGCGCTTTTCAGACGGCGCACCCAGCCGGTAAATTCTGCTTTCAGCATGCCGAAGCCTTGCAGTGAGAGGCCGCCCGTGGCTTTGTTGCGCATTTTGTCGCTGCGGGCAAGGAGGTTTTCGCCGAGGCGGTCAAGGCAGGCGCCGAGAGTGTCGATGATGACGGTGCGGTAGGCAGTAAGTTCTTTCGGGTCGATATTGGCTACTTCGCTCCAGCTTTTTACCGGGACGTAGTCCTTGCGGTAGCCGCTGCGGTGCGCACCGCTGTCAAAGTCCAGCAGCAACGGCGAGGCGGCGGTAAAAGCAAGCGAGGTTTTGCCGATGCCGGGCTGGCCGTAGATGAGGGTAATCAGCGTGCCGACTTCTACCGGATCGGCGGCGGTTTTGATGTTTAGTGCCATGTGGTGTTCTCCGTTTCTTTGTCACGCTTAAGGGATTCTTCGATGATTTCAATCAGGGTGCGGCTCTTTGCCAGCATCATCATTTCGCCGCCGATGGCTTCTTGTTCTTCAATCAGCCATTGCAGGGCGATGATGGCGTTCTGCCGGGTCTCAAGGCCACGCCGGGTTTCCGGCGCGCCTTCAAAAATGTGGTCGTGGTTCATGCTTTCTTCCTTTCTTCAATAAGCTGGTCAATGGCAGCTTCAATTTGGTCTCTCCGTCTGGTGAGTACCTGGTATTCATCTATTCCGCGTGGTTTGTAAGCGGCGCGGACGCCCAAATTCCCGGTGCTGTTTCCGATGTGTATCCATACTTTCTCCCCATATTGGGAGATTTCCACCCGCGCAAAGTAGGCGCTGACCGTGACGTTGATGTTTTCCGGGAGGTACACCCCGCCGAGTTTTTCGGTGAGGCGACAGGCGAGTTGCGCGTGTTCGGTTTCAAAGAGACTGGTCATGCCGCCCGCTCCTGTTCGAGATTGAAAATGTGTTGCACGGTGGCAATCAGGGCTTTGTCGTCGCCGCTTTCCAGCAGTTTTTGGTCAGGGACGTCGCCGCCGCCGTACTCAACGTGGCAGGTCAGTACGCCGGTGATGTTATGGATAAAGATTTGTATCCAGACCTCCCCGCGCCGAATATTGACGTGGGCGGTGTTTTCCCAGTATGAGAGTTCCAACCGCTCTGCTATTGGCTCCAGCCATTCGGCAACATAGCGGGCAAGGGTGGCTTGTGGTGTGTGTAACTTGTTCATTTGTGGCTCTCCCAAAAGTTTTTACAGGCGGTGATTTCGTTTTCACCGAGGTCAGGGCGCGCGCATTGTTCGCGCACCCATTCGCGGTGTGATTCGGTGCGGACGACGGCGGGCGGGTTATCTTCGCCACCGGGTACGATGGCGACGGTTATCAGCAGCGCGCCAGCGAGGATGTCTTCCATCAGGGCGTTCATGCGGCCTCCCGGTCTTCAGCGCGGGCGATCAGCCATTCGCTGTAGGCTTCGTCCGCTTCTTTTTGCAGGTCGCGGTAGGGGATGTAGGCATCAAGCATGTCGGCAAGAATTCCCGCCCAGTCGCT